TAAATATGAATTATCTGATACAGCTAATGAAATTCTAGAGGAGATAGAAGAATTCTTTTCTATACAGAAAGAAAAAGTATTAATTACAGTAGCTGGTAATGATTTTAAAGAGAATATTGTAAAGTATTTAGAATTATTCCCAAAACGTAAATTACCTAGCGGGAAACTTGCTAGGTCAGACAAGAAAAACATAGAGAGTAATTTTAAATGGTTCTTTAAGACCTTTGAATACACTTGGGAAACTGTTCTTACAGCTACTGCACACTATGTGGATGAGTATGAAAAGAAAAATTATCTCTACATGCAAACATCACAGTACTTTATTAGCAAAACACAACCGGATAAATCCAAAATGTCTGAGTTAGCTAACTATTGTTCTATGATTATTGAAGGTACAGATATGAATGATGATAACCATTTTAAAGAAAGAGTAGTATGACAAAAGAGTTATGGATTCCTAGAAAAGAAGGCTTTAAGAAAGCTTTAGAGTACATGCAGGGTAGATCTGATGGGATTATTAAATCCATACAGACACCGTGGGCTAAATTTAATGACGCTACTACTAACGGTATAGAATGGAACACATTAAATGTGATTGGTGGAAGACCTGGTGCTGGTAAAACTTTAATTAAAGATCAGATTATCAGGGAAGCCTTTGCTCTTAACCCGGATACTCAGTTTAGAGTATTGGAGTTTAGTTTTGAGATGATCATGCAAACCTCTTGTTTAAGAGATTTCAGTGCAAGCTTAGGTAAGAGTTATAAATATCTATGTAGTGCTGAAGGTAACAAGTTAACAAGGGAAGAGATTGTACAGTGTTATGACCTGGCCAAAACTAAAGTTAATTACCCAATAGATACAGTAGAGCAACCCTGTACTGTAAATGAAATGCGGGATATTATTGATAAGTATATCAATGAGTATCAGACAAAAACAATTATTACATTGGACCACAGTATTCTATTAAAGAAAGCGCCTTATCACAGAGACAAGTATGAAATGCTCTATGAGTTTGGTGAGATGCTTACTGAGATAAAAAGGATTTACCCAATTACTATGATTGTACTAAGTCAGTTAAATAGAAGTGTAGAGTCTCCTGAGAGGAATGAAGATGGTAAGTATGGTAATTACATACTTGACTCTGATATCTTTGGTGGTGATGCATTGCTACAACATGCTGATTTAGTAGTAGGATTAAACAGACCCGCAAAGCAGAAGATTAAATTTTATGGACCTGATAGATATATCATTGAAGATGATAAGACTCTAGTTATGCATTTTCTTAAAGCAAGAAATGGTGATAACCGGATGTCTTTCTTTAAGGCCCAGTTTGAAAAAATGAGTGTGATAGAAATGGAAACACCCGCAACACAAGAAAGAAGAATAAAAACAACATGATAAGCACTAAATCAACACAAAAACTTACATCAGAGGAAAGAAAGAAAAGGATCCAAGACTTGTATGAATTCCAAATGGAAAAATTCATGCAGGAAGGTGTATCTGAACCTTTATTTATTCCTAAAATGGCCTATAAACCGGCTACAAAAGATGAGAAACACATTACATTCTTTGCATCTGAGTTAGAGAGAGCAGAGTATTATGATGTCCCTAAAAATGTATACACTGAATTTATCAGTAGTGAGTACATTCCTGAAGATGCTAAACGCACATTATACAAATGGATATTTAATCCACACTGGAGAACAGAGTATGATGTAATTGAGGCCACAGAAAGTATTCAAGAGAGATACATGATTCCTGTATCAGAACTTAGAATTGTGCAACAGGCTGCTGCACTAAAAGAAATTAAATTGCCAAGTCTAGACTTAGGTCCTACAGATGAGCCCTTTAATATGCTTACAATTAGGGATCTTGCTGCTATTATGCTTAAGAAACCTGTTAGTAACAAGCAATGGTTAAATGAAATTATAAAACTAAAATAATATGGCACAAAGCATCTTAGTAATCGCAGAAAGCGGTGCAGGTAAAAGCACAAGTATTGCAAACCTGGACCCAGCAGAAACATTTATTGTAAATGTAGCAAACAAACCCCTTCCCTTTAAAGGATGGAAGAACAAGTACAAAATTTGGAGTAGAGAAGATCAGTCTGGTAACATGTACACTAGAGCCGGTGCTAAAGAAATTGAGGCCTGTCTTAAGTATGTAAGTGAGAAAAGACCTGAGATTAAGAATATCATCATTGATGATTTTCAGTACATGTCAGCATTTGAGTATTTTGATAGAGCAGAAGAAAAGGGTTTTGAGAAATTCACTAGTATTGCTAAGAGCATTGCAACTATTGCAAAGCTTCCAACTACACTACGTGAAGACTTATATGTATTCTTTTTAACCCATGCAGAAGAGTCTCAAGACTTAGAAGGCAGAAGAAAGTTTAAGGCCAAGACAATTGGTAAATTGGTAGATAACAGTTTAACTTTGGAGGGATTATACTCTATAGTTTTATTTGGTAAAGTAAAGAAAGACAAAGACAAAGACGGTGCTATGAAGTATGTATTTGAAACACAGAATAACGGTGAAAATACATGTAAGTCACCAGCCGGTATGTTTGAGTCCTTTGAGATTCCTAATGATTTAGAATTTGTAAAACAAGCAATAATTAACTACGAAAATTAATAACTATGATTAGCACTAAAGACGTGCAAGCTACGAGTAGCTCGCCAAAGAAAACCCTGAGCCCCGGTGAACACACCGTGAAGATTAACTCTATTTCATTAGAGAGTGTAAGTTACAAAGCAGGTGCTTATCACCTGATTTTGAATGTAGAAGGACCTGATATGGGTGCTTCATTTGAAGGATTCTTAGTAGACAAAGACAAGCCAAGTGGTGCCCGTTACAAAGGTCAGATTGGTAAAGTTAAGTTTGGCTTTTATCCTTTCTCTGATGGTGAAACAAAAACAGGTATCAAGATTAGCCGTGACTTGAGTATTTTACGTGCAATACAACAGTTATGTATTGCTGGAAGTAAACTTGAGTGGTTTGAAGAAGCAGATGGTAAGTTTGCAACAATTGAGGATTTTGTTAAAGCAGCTAACGTTGTTATTGCAGATGACTCATTGTTTAACATGTGTATCAATGGTAAAGAGTATGAAAAGAATGGTTACATCAACTATGATTTGTTCTTGCCAAAGTCTAGCAAAGAGGCGTATGCACTGGAATCAGCTACTGCAACTTCAAGCAGATTAATCTCTTACAACCCTGAGTTACATATCAAGAAAGTTAAGGTGGAAAATGTAGAATCATTTGGTGATTCTAATCCATTCAAGACTGAAACTGATACATCTACAGGATTTGAGTTTTAAGTTTTAAAGTTTATTATACTAAAGGGGGATTATATGGTCCCCCTTTTTTATTATTGCAGTTATGATTAGTACAAAGATTCTAATTCCGGATATAAAGTCAGTACCTGTAACATGGGTATTTGAGCATTATTGTAGATTAGATCAGAAGTTAACTGGTCAAGATATTAAAATAAAGTCCGTGTTTAATCCTAGTGAAAGAACTCCTAGTATGTGTATCTACTTTAAACAAGAGAAGAATAGATATCAGTACAAAGATTTCTCAACAGATAATGGCGGTGATTGTATTGACTTAGTACAAAAGATGCTTGGTATAGATACCCGGTTAAATACTATGCACAAACTTGTAAGAGATTACAATGAGTTTGTATTGCATAATAACGGGGGATATGATCTACAGGTGTTTAAACAGTACAATAAATACAAAATTGATAGATATGAGGTTAGGCAATGGAATACACTAGATAAAAGCTATTGGGGTAAATATGGTATAGGTTCTAGAATGCTAGAGCACTATAATATAAAACCTCTAAGTAGTTACACTATGTTTAAAGAAGAGGATGGTATATATAAAGTCTTAAATATTGAGGGCTCTAATATATATGGTTACTTCAAGAAAGATGGTACACTAGTTAAAATCTATCAGCCTAAAGTTCAGAAGAAGAAATTCTTAAAAGTAAAAGATTATGTACAGGGTAGTGAACAGTTATCTAATAG